CGCATTGATTTCAACTAAAACTTTCATGCCCTTTGAATCATAGTGAGCCATGTAGAAAGCCTTGCGAGCCTGTAAGCCTAAGACCTTTTTCTCTTTTGTGTGAAAGCCCTTACCGAGAGCCTGAACACACTCATTGAAAAATGACTTGCGACTAGCACTTACAGCATCATTCGCTGAGTCGCTTGCATTGTGAGCATTGACTAGGGGAACAGCAACCTTGAACAATCTCTCTACAATGTTTACGATAGGCTTTTGTTTTGTTGCAGGCTTATCGGACTTCTTTACAACTGATTTGGTTTTAATAACCATTTGATACACTCTCTTTCTTGAGTTAAGTTAAGCGAGTTAAATTGAGTTTAACTCGCAAGAGAACAAACCTTGCTCTCTCACTAATAGTAAAATTCCTACCCCAATCACTCCCAAAGTAATTGCCACAACCGACCCCCACCCATACGGGGAGTCCGTAATAGGCTTTGCGTCACGGGTCCTGTCTACTACACAGTAATCCAGACGAACAATGCGTAATTTTTAAGATTCGACCCCCCACCCTACTATTAGACACACCCACCCCCTTCATTATTTTTACCTCCCCTACCCCCGGGGGGTATATATTTTTAGACACACTTGCATTTTTGACACTTTTATGGTTAAACTTCGCTCATGCTGATTTTGACACCCGACCTCGAAATCCCCCTGATCGACGACAAAGATCAGGACTTCAATAAATTGACACTTCGTGAGCGTGCCGAAGTAGCGTGCAGAACGCTTGAGATCCTGACTGCGGCTGGGGCCGACTTCACAGGAGAAGAGCCACAAGACATGGCAGTAGCACGCGATGTGATTCGGGGCAACGAGGTGCTGACAGCCAAGACAATAAAACAAAACCCCGGTGCGCTAGAACATGTGCGGCGCCTCTTAACTGACTACGAGAATCAGGTTGTCGTTGAAGCGGCACAACTGCGTAACTACGTGACTAACAAGTTAGTCATAGAGTCTGATGACAACGACCCGCGCATTAGAATCAAAGCGCTTGAACTGCTTGGCAAAATTTCTGATGTTGGTCTATTTACAGAGAAGTCTGAAGTTACTTATAAAAATAAGAGTGACGAAGATCTTGATAAGACTCTCGAATCTAAGATTCAAGAAATACTTAATCGCAATACGATTGACCTAGCCCCGGAGGAAGTCTTTGGAGACCCCAAGGAACGAAGCCCATTCATTGAGAAATTTGAACCTAAAAAACCTGAGCAGCCTGAGCAGGATTGAAAAGGAACAACTCTTGGAAGCGCTTCTGGAAAAGGAGCGTAGGAAAACTGTTGCCAATTGCAAAGCAGATTTTCTTGAGTATGTTAAGCAGATGTGGCCCGGATTTATTTCTGGTAGACACCACCGAATCATGGCAGATGCGTTTAATAAAGTGATGCGTGGAGAACTTAAGCGCGTGATTATTAATATGCCACCGCGACATACCAAGTCTGAGTTTGCTTCTTATTTGTTTCCGTCTTGGTTCTTAGGCAATCTGCCACATAAGAAAGTAATTCAGACATCGCATACAGCCGAACTTGCTACTGGGTTTGGTCGTAAGGTACGTAACCTTGTTGATAGCGATAAGTACAAAGATATATTTAATGAGGTAGAACTGCAGGCAGATAGTAAAGCTGCGGGCCGCTGGAATACGAACTACGGCGGGGAATATTTCGCTATCGGTGTGGGCGGTGCTGTTACCGGTAAAGGTGCAGACATTTTGATTATTGATGACCCGCACTCTGAGCAAGAGGCTGTGCAGGCAGAGACGCACCCTGAGATTTATGACAAGACTTATGAGTGGTATACGTCAGGTCCACGGCAGCGTCTGCAGCCGGGTGGTTCGATTGTGATCGTGATGACGCGCTGGAGTAAGAAAGATCTAACGGCGCAGGTATTAAAGTCTTCATTACAACGCAACGGCGAGACGTGGGAAGTGATTAACTTCCCGGCGATCATGCCGAGTGGCACACCGCTTTGGCCTGAGTTCTGGCCCCTAGAAGAGTTAGAAGTATTGCGTGAGCAGTTGCCGGTTCACAAATGGCAGGCTCAGTACATGCAGGACCCCACGAGTGCAGAAGGTGCGCTGATCAAAAAAGATTGGTGGCGTATATGGGAGAGAGATTCAGCACCACCGTGCGAGTTCATCATTCAGTCTTGGGATACTGCGTATACTAAAAATACACGCTCGGACTACAGCGCATGCACGACGTGGGGAGTGTTTTACCAAGAAGATGCGGATACAGGGTATAAAAAACCGAACATCATATTGCTCAACGCGGTAAAGGAACGGATGGAGTTTCCTGAACTGAAACAAAAGGCGCTAGAGCAGTATCAGTATTGGAAGCCTGATGCGTGCATCATCGAGGCAAAAGCGGCTGGTGCCCCACTTGTGTTTGAACTGCGGAAAATGGGGGTGCTTGTGTCTGAGTACACTCCCTCGCGTGGCAACGACAAGATTGCTAGGGTTAATGCGATTGCGGATTTGTTTGCCTCTGGGGTGGTCTGGGCGCCCGAGACACGGTGGGCAGAAGAGGTAATTGAGGAGTTTGCTGCGTTCCCTTCTGGCGAGCATGATGACTTGGTGGATTCCAGCACACAGGCGCTTATAAGATTTAGACAGGGCGGGTTTATACCTATAGACAGTGACGAAGTAGACACTCCGCTGGACATAAAGCCTAGGAGTTACTACTGATGGGGCAGTGGAGGAAAAAACGCTGGGTGCAGATTAGCGGGATTTTAGTAAGAGATCCGTTTGACGAGCGCCCCCTGCATGTAAGAGTTAAAGAGTACGCGCTTTGGCGTTGGTATAGCGCTGTACGAGCGGTAAAAAACCCCGCACAATGGTGGAAGCGACGCAAACGCGTGCGCCAGATTAACCGGTATTTACTAGCCGAGGCTCGTAAGTACGAACAAAACCGACAGGGAATTTAAAAATGGCTATTGATAAAGCGCTTTATGAGGCTCCAGTAGGTTTGGCTGCCCTAAACGAACCCCCAATTGAGGTTGAAATCGAAGATCCTGAGTCTGTAAGTATTGAAATGGACGGGATTGAGGTTGAGATTGAGCCTCGTGGTAAAGAAAGAACCGGAATTAAAGAGTTTTCTGCCAATTTGGCAGAGCATTTAGAAGAATCAGCCCTGCAAGAGTTGGCTGAAGAACTTATTGGGCACTTTGATGACGACAAACGCTCTCGTAAAGACTGGGAAAAGACCTACAAAACAGGGCTAGACCTGCTTGGACTCAAGATTGAGAACCGCACAGAGCCTTGGCCCGGTGCTTGCGGGGTGTTTCATCCCATACTGACTGAAGCCACAGTGCGTTTTCAGTCAGAAGCCATCATGGAGACCTTCCCTCCACGGGGTCCGGTCAAGGCAAAGATCCTCGGCAAGGAAGATATGCTGGCTGAGAAGGCTGCAGAGCGCGTAAAAGACTATATGAACTACGTGCTGACCGAGAAAATGGTCAACTACCGCACCGAGCATGAGCGGATGCTGTGGTCGCTGCCGCTGACAGGCTCTGCGTTTAAGAAAGTCTATTACGACCCAACGATTAAACGCCCCGAAGCCATATTTATTCCGGCTGAAGACTTTGTAGCGCCGTTTTCTGCGTCAGATTTAGAGTCTTGTGAGCGCTTTACTCACGTAATGCGCAAAGTTAAGAACGAGATCCGCAAAATGCAGGTCTCGGGCTTTTATAGAGACGTAGATTTAGAAGATCCGCCCGATGTTGTAACGGATGATGTGAAAAAAGCGGAAGCCGATGCGCAAGGCATCGACATTATTAAGGATGACCGCTACACGCTGCTTGAAATGAACGTGAATCTGGATCTAGAGAACGATCCGTATCGCGCTGAAGGTGAAATTGAGATTCCATACGTCGTTACAGTAGATTACAACAGCGGTCAGGTGCTATCTATTTATCGTAACTGGAGTGAAGATGATGAAACGTACAAACGACGCATGCACTACGTCAAGTACGATTACGTTCCTGGATTTGGTTTCTATGGCTATGGTCTTATCCACCTTATTGGTGGGCATGCTAAGTCTGCTACCTCTCTATTACGCCAACTTATTGACGCTGGAACACTTGCCAATCTTCCGGGTGGCTTAAAAACTCGTGGTATGCGGATCAAGGGCGATGAGACGCCCATCATGCCGGGTGAGTTTAGGGACGTTGATGTACCGAGCGGCAAGATCCAAGAGAACATTACATTCCTGCCCTATAAAGAGCCAAGCCAGACGCTCTTGTCTTTGTTCGATAAGATTGTTGAGCAGGGCCGAGGTATGGCAGCGGTTGCTGATCTTAAGATTGGTGATGTAGACCAGAACACCCCGGTGGGCACCACCCTCGCAGTCCTTGAGCGGATGCTCAAGATTATGTCTGCGGTGCAGGCGCGTATGCACGCCACGCTTAAGAAAGAGTTTGGGCTTCTCAAAGCCATCATCGAGGTCATCCCACCGGCAGGCTATGAGTACAACGTCGATCCGGATCGCATGATCAAGGAGTCAGACTTTGAGCGGGTAGACATTATTCCTGTATCGGACCCCAATGCGTCAACGTTCTCTCAGCGGATGCTCCAGTACCAAGCAGCACTACAACTATCCCAGCAAAGGCCGGAGTTGTATGACTTACCGGAACTTCATCGGGGCATGATCCGGCTAATTGGCTTTGAGAATGCAGACAAGATCGTGCCTAAGAAAGACGAGATTCCGTATAGGGACCCCGTCAGCGAGAACGCCATGGTGCTGCAGGGTAAGCCTGTTAAGGCGTTCCCCGAGCAGGATCACGAGGCCCATCTCACGGTGCATACAAACGCCATGAAGGACCCCAAACTACGTGCCCTAATAGGTCAGTCACCAAATGCACAGGTTATTTCTGGCGCTATGGAGGCTCATATTGCAGAGCACTTGGGCTATGCGTATCGCAACGAGATACAGCAGTCTCTGGGTATTGATATACCCCCGCTTGGAGCGAAGATGGACCCGCTCATGGAGAATCAGCTATCTCGCCTCATGGCAGATGCGTCTCAGAAAGTTCTTCAGCAAAGCCAAGCAGAAGTTGCACAGAAAGAAGCCATGGCTCAGGCACAAGATCCGCTTACCCAACTACAGCGCGAAGAGTTGCAGATCAAGGCCGCAGAAGTTGATCGCAAACTGAAGAAAGACATGTCAGACGCGGCGCTTCGGTCAGCCGAGATTGCCATCAAGCAAGAAGAAATAGAGAACAAAAAAGAAGAGCAAGATAAAAAACTTGCTTCTGAGGAGACTTTAGAGGGGTTTCGTGCAGCAATTAACTTAAGAAAGGGTCCATCACAACGTGGCTAGTTCATTTGAAGAAATATTCTTAGAAAAAATACGTAAGGAGTTAGATCGGCAAGCAGAGGACCTTGCCATGGGATCGGCTGATGATTACGCAGCGTACCGCGAAAAAGTTGGCTTAATCCGTGGCTTGATGGTTGCCGTAAATATGTTTGAAGAACTCGCTAATAAAGCAAGAAAGGAAAACCTAGATGATTAAAGGAATTGGCGTACCAAGTACAGAACTAACACTAAAAAAGATCGAGGAAGCAAGAGCCGCACACAAATTACCTGTCCCTGTAGGCTGGAAAATATTAATTGCTATGCCGGTATTTGAGGAAAAAACAACCGGTAGCGGAATTATTCTTCCTAATCAAACTAAGAACGCTGAAGAAGTTGCAGCAAACATTGGTTTGGTTGTTGCTATGGGTCCTGATTGCTATACCGACAAAAACCGCTACGCCCACGCTTGGTGTAAAAGAGGGGATTGGGTAGTGATGCGGTCTTATTCAGGCTCTCGGTTCACGATTGGGGGGCATGAATTCCGTCTAATTAATGAGGACACCGTAGAGGGTGTAATTGAAGACCCATCAGGGTTTACCCGAGCATAAGGAGGATTTATGGCAGCAAATAAGAAGCGAACTCTAATAAATCGAG